CTGTCTCGAGCAAATCCGGCCATTCCTTAATGGTTGAGACAAACCCCTCCGTCAGGCCGTGCCAGTCGATGTTGATATCGTTCGTGAACCCGCTGCTGACCCAGTCCGAAATTTCAGAGAAGATGCTGCGGATGTTCTCGCCGATGTTGATGAACACTGTGGCAGCAAGGTCACCGGCGGTGAACAGCACGTCGGACCAGTTCTCGCCGAACCAATCAAGCCACTTGCCAATGTTCGCGAAGAAATCGCCGATCTGAAGGATCGAGTTGGACGCAAACAGGACGATGTTTTGTTGAGCGATCTGGAAATAGAGGTCGATGTTGCCGACGAACTCAGCCAGGGCGGAAACGCTATCGGAAATCCACGCTCCCCACTCGGTTTCCATGTATGTGGAAAACTCACCGAAGATGGCCATGCCTTGCGTTGCCGCATTGGAGATCGCGGGCAACCATTCGGCCGTGAATCGCTCGGCAAGGACGGACACTGCATTTGCGAATCTGTCGATGTAGGGTTGCGCACTCTTAGCGACCGCGCCCAAGCCCTCCAGAGCCGATTTGCCGATTCCTGAACCGATCTCGGTCAGAGATTCCTGCAGTTTCGTGAGCGGTGCGGTGATTCCACTGCTTTCGAGGCCCAACGACTTCATCGAGAGGCCGGATGCGACCAGTACGCCAGTCAGTGTGGCTAACCCGCCAACAATCCCGCCAAACGCGAAGCCAGTGGCCACAGACGCAACGCTCTGGCCAATCTGCCCGAGAGCATCGCCCGCATTTGCCGCGAACGACCCGACCGCTGATGCTCCAGACCTGAGCGCTCCAGCACCGGCAGAACCCAAGCGACCAAGCGAGCCTGCAACGGCTCCGATCGTGGCTGGGACTGCAGCAATCGTTTTTGTCAGCACCTTGAAGCTCAAGGTAACCGCGCCGACTCCAGCGGCTGCAGTCGCCTGCATCGTGCGAACCGCGAGCGTAATTCCTTTGATCCCCAGGATTGCCAGAGACGCGGCCGTCGCCACCTTGGACATTTTTGCACCGATGGCGTCAATGGCCTTCTTGTCTTTACCGGCCTTAGTCATCGCCGCTGAGATGCCCTTGATTGCCAGGGCCGCAATCCCCGCCGCCGCTCCGACTGCTCCGATCGCACCGACGATCTTCTGGAAATAGCTCGTGCCAGACCGCAGATTCTTAAAGGCTGTCGACAGGTTATTGACAATCCCGCTGATGCCGAGCAGCGTCTTGGCCACGGTGAACAGAGCACCGCCCTTGGACCCGATAGCAACCAGTCCAACACCGATAGACCCAATGGAGATTGCCGCAGCCGTCGATACCGCGGCAATCTGCTGGCCACCTTGAGCAACAGTTGAGATCGTGCTGTTGAAGCGATCCGCAAAGCCATCCAGCACGGAGTTTGCTTCCTTGAACGATGCCGTCCAAGGATTCACATCCATGCTCATCGACGCGGCTAGATCGCCCATGCCCATCGGTCAATCATCCTGGTGATAAATGCTGAGATAAGTTCTCAGGGAATGCAGTCGCTTCGTGGCTCGGTCTGCGTCTACTTCCGCTGCTTGTGATTCGATGACGTTGGTGGCCATGACCGCTTGGCGGAAGTCCTCGCGATCTTCACCCCACGGCTCAACCTGCATCAGTGCAATTTGCATCGCCCATTCGTAGGAGTTGTGGGCTTCGTAGATTTCCACCCACGCCATCGGATGCGTTTTTCGCTCGTGGTACGCCAACTTGGCCGCGAGTCGAAAGTCCGCATCCAGCATCAGTTTTTTACGATGTCCTCAACCGGAACTTGTTCGCCCTTGATCAGCGTGTTGACGGCATCGCGAATGAGCAGCAGAACACCGTCATCAACATCCGACATTTCGGTCTCGACGCGGGCCAGCCAATCCGCTTCTGTCTCGCCTTCAATTCTTGGGCAGCACTGCGAGCCGTCCTCATTCACGAGGACTGTTCCAAACAGGTACTGGCCTTTCGCTTCACCGTCGAGAGCGTTGAATCGCGGCTTCTCGCCCTGGGTGAACAGCCGAACGAACACGCCATCGAGGCCGGGAACCGGATAGCATCGTCGCTTTTTCAGCTTCTCGAACATCAGATCACGTCTCCCGTAACGGTGGCTATTTGAGCCGCTTCGGCCGCTTGCCATGCGTCCCAGTTCGGGCCCTTCTGGTAGATAACCTTGTCGTCAGTGCTCTCTGGCGTGTAGCCCTCGATTGCGCCCGCCATGAACATCTCGAGGTCTTTCTTCCCCTTGATGCCACGGCTCGCAGCGAGGTACTTGCGCTGGACCACCAGAAGTTGATCCGGTTTTAGGCCGGCTGCTTCCGTGCATTCTTCGTCAGATGGATCAGCCTGCCCATTCAGCACCAGGGCCAGTGCATGTTCACCTTCAAACTCGGTCCCCAGCGGATAGAACGCGGTCATCTTGCCGCCGCGTTTCTCGAATTTGAGCTTGACCTTGTATTCGTCGGTCATGGTCGACAGGTCGGCATCTTGATTCAGACTTAACTTTGCTTTCACGGGCCTATTCCTTAGCTGACAGATCCGGAGCACTGGAGATTGAAGGACGCTTTCACACCATCATTCCCAGCGTATTTCTCATCGAGACCAATGACGGTCACGTTCCAGATTTCGGAGACTGGGACCGTTGCGGCATCGGTGATTTTGAAGTTGGTATCGACTGGGGTTCGCATTACCGCTTTCATGGCAAGGTGAACGGTATTGGCCGAATCGAAGAACAGTTCTCCGGAGATCACTGGTGGCTCAACAAATCCGGTCGACGGTTTGGTGAGTCCAATCCCACCGTCAAGAGTGCGACCATCGAAGGTCTCACCCTTCTCGCCAGATTTGTCCATCGTGATGATCTGCGGCACGGCGGTGTAAACCGTGGAGATCGACATCAACAGCGCCGTACCCTTGGACTTTGTTTTGCTGGCCATCGTTATCTCCCTAATTTGGCCACTTCTTCGGCCAGTTTCTTTTCGAACCGTTTATTCATGGCTGCTATTGCGGCCGATCTCGATCTGTTAAAGGCTTCTCTGACAAATGGATTCGCTGGCATTGTTCCAGTGGATAGTTGCCGTGTCGTCGGGTTTTTGATGTAACTGAATCTGCCGCCAATGGACCCGCGGAATCGAGGCTTTGTTCCAAGTGCCACTAGATGCACATGAGGCTGGTAACCGGAACGCGGCTTACCGACTCCGATGCCGACCTTCTCCGTGATAATGCCGCCTTTTGTGTTCTTCTCAGTCCGTTTCCCGATACTCTTTTCTTCTTGGCCCGTGGTGCCATGCGGTGCCGCCTTTTTGATTTCCTTCACTGCGACCGTTCCGCCAGCCGCTAGCACAGACTTAGCGAGACGATTAGCAAAACTCGTAGAGCCAAGCGTCTTTATATTTTTCTGCAGTTCGTTCAGTCCCTTCAGTTCGCTTGCCATCAGTTCGCCGTGTGTTGGATCTGGTAACTCAGCTTCACAATTCGCTGCCGTGTGTCAGTTCCGTCCGTGTTGTAAAGCTTGTCGTATGTCACGCCTTGCAGGAGCACGGCGTTTATCGTGTCGTCGTCTCCAGCCGGTCCGTCGTAGTCGTTGAGGAAGTCTTGGACGGCCTTCGCAGTCACCTTCGCCTCTGGAATCGACTTGTGATAGCAGTCGACGCTGAACGTCGTGGACCGCATTCCGTAGGTGCCATCCAGTGTTAGCATCGGGTCTTCGTCAACTTCACAAATTACGATGAATGCAGGGTCGAGCCCCTGCGCTGGTTCCTCGTTGAAGATCGCGTCGAAGGCAACTTTGCCAACTGTTTGCGGCGGTATGGTTGCCACAATTGCGGCCTGTGCCAGCAGTAGTGTTCTCAGCCCTGTTTCGATGGTCACTGAGCCACCTCACTGGCAGGGAACGACAACCACCGATTCAGCTCGTCCACGTTCAGTCCGCGTCCTGCGAAGTTGAAAGTCCGGTTGTTGTAAACGAACTTCTGTTTCTCGCTGAACACGCTACTCTGCTTGTCGTATGTCGTCGTGATCAGATGTGTCACATTGATATGCAGTTGGTCGCCGAGGATGAACTCTTTGGTTGTTGCGGGCTTAATATTGAAGTGCCGCGGACCGACAAGTTCCCAGTTCGCATCGTTCATCTCGTCAATGTGACCAGCCGCGTCTTTCGTTGCGGAGGCACTGAGTCGATAGACCTTGCCGTACTTATTGAAGTCGCCTGCTCGGAAGCTCATTCGTCAAACACCTCCCAATGCACGGCGTGGACCAGTGCATCGTAAGCGCGTGACATTTCACCGGCCTGACCAATCATCGAGGGGTTTTCCACCCAATATGCAGCCAGCATCAGGATTGCCTGAATCGCTTTCTTCGGAACTAGATCCAGTGATGCAAAGCCAGCCGTAAACGTCACCGTAATGGCGTTGACGGTGCTGAACCTGACCACTGGCCAAGCTTGCCCCCATAGAGGCATGATTCGTGATGGCGTTCGTCGCGTATCGACTTGGTAAGTTGATAGGTCCATCGTCGTCGTGGCATTCGCCGGGTTTGTGTAAACGATCGAGGAGACTGCCGAGACTGGCCCGCGAGCCAATTTGACCGTTCGCCGATCGTATGATTCTTCGTACCAGGGGAAGTGGTCGATGTAAGCCGCCCACACTGTCGGCATAAGAGTGACGCCCGAGTCCATCTCGAACATTTCTCTTGCCGCTATCAGTACACGAGACAACTTGCCGTCATCGTCGGTGATATCCATGTTCATCTGCGACTGAAGATCGGATACCTGCACAGGCTCCGACGTTGGAGGCGTCATCACCTTCAGCGTCGGAGTGATCTGCGTTCGGTAGTAATATTGATCTTCGCCGAGCATCACTTAGCCAATCACGAAATGCAGAGTTCCCACCTTCGATGTCCCGCCCTGTGCGACAACAATCTTGATTCGTTCGTTCGCCAGCGTGACGGGGCTTGTCACTGCAGTTCCACCAGAGGCGTAGAGACTCGCTGCCCCTGCCGCATCACACGTTGCCGCGCGAGGTAGGTATTCAATTGACGACGTGCCGATATTCGTAATTGTGATGATTGGTGCACCGGTCACATCACCGGTGATGGTGAAGTCAGCATCGGTCGCCAATGGATTCGTGCCGTCAACTACGTAGTAGACTGCCAGCACTTGCCCATACACGAGGTCCGAAAAAGCCGTCGCGTTGCCGCTGGCATCAACGGCAATCGGGACGGTTAGTCGTTGTGGGTACATCACGACCCCTTAGACAGCGGCCGAGAATGGAGTTGCGAACGCTGCACCGGTCGCGGACAGGAACCCTGTAACCTGCCATGTGTTCGCAGCGACGTCTTGGAGCTCGACATACTCGCCCAAGGTGACCGAGCCGGTTGTGGTTCGATTCAGGGTGATTGTGTCGGAGTTAGTTGCGACCGTTCCCGAGTTCGCAGCAGCAAACGCAAGAAGCGCGTTTGTGGAATCCACTCGCGCACCGGAAATCAAACCCACGATGAAGTCGGTGTTGTTTGCCACTTGGACGACATGCGAATTGGATGTCGCCAGTGTCGTCACCAGAAACTTGTAGCGAGCGCCCGAGCCAGTGGCGGCAGGCAGCGTGGCAATCGTGCCAGTCGCCGTATCCAACTTGATCGTCTTGCCGTTGTGGGCCGCTTGCGTGACAGCAATCGTCGAGCCACTCGCGACAAGATTCGCTGACGTTTGCAGGCGCAGGAAATCTGCGGCTACCAAGCCAGTTCCAAGCTCGTCCGGGTAGAACGTCGATCCGTTCAGGTGGTAGTTCCCGCCCTGATCTTCGTAGCATCGATTCGGCGCGTGGCCGTATTCAGTGGTTGGCATGACTGCCTCCTGTTTAATGTGTCAGAGGATCAGACCGAGCCGCCAGAAACAGCCTTGGCCGATGCCACGACGGTCGTATCCGCAACGGTTGGCAATGCCTTCGCGTTGTACAGTTCGCACGTCATCGAGTTCATGACGCAGTTTTGCGTTGAACGGGCGAGGGTCGCGAACACATACTTC